CAGCGACTCTTGGTGTTCCTCGCACCATGTTGGAAGCCAGTGCTGCAAACTACGCCACAGCAGACAGTGATCGGCAGAGTTTCTGGCGAGAGACTATCACACCAAGACTCAACATGTACGAATCGGTCATCAATTCGCAATTGCTCAATCCTCTCAAATACCAATTCCGATTTGATCCAGAAACCATGGATGTATTCCAGACAGACGAAGCTGCGCGTTCGTCCAGCTTCCTGCAGTATGTGCAAGGTGGCATTCCTCCGCGATCTGCTGCGCAATTGCTTGGCATTGACAATCTGGATGAGTATTGGCCTGCAGATACTGCACCAACACCAGTCGTCACAGACACAGTCACAGAGACGATCAATCCTGCGCCAGTCTCTGCGCCATTGCCTGTCGAGACAGAGATTGTGGCACTGCCTGCAGATGCTGAAGCAAAGAATGCAGAATGGGCACTACTTTCAAAAAAAATTGAGCGCAGAATCAAAACCGGTCGTGATCCCAAGACATCATTTGATTCTGCGCTGATTCCGATTGACCATATCGATGCAGTCATGGAGCGATGCTACAAAGGAATGACTGTCGCAGATGTGCATGAAATCATTCATGCCATCAAAGCACCAGTAGACGACATGACACCAGATGAATTGCGCATTTACAATCGCATCATCAAGGAAATGCGTGCTAAAGGCCAGCAATGGGCACGAGACATCGCTAAAGAACAAACGCCAGAGACATCACTGCGCGAAGTTATTAAGCCAGTACTGGATGCTGAGCTGAATACGACCATGGGAAAACGCATCGACAGGCTTGGTACGCAATTTAGCATTCCCATGGATACTGGAGATCAGTCGCGATATATTCAAGACTGGCTATCTGATTACACACCAAAGACCACAGATAAGATTGACCAGACCACAGCAGACCGCATCAAACCGATCATAGAAATGTATCGCACGACTCCCGGAATGACCATTCAAGATTTGGAAGCTGCTGTGCTTCCTCTGAGCGATCCCATGCGCGCCAAGATGATAGCCATCACAGACACCTGCTGATTATTGCGTGTCAGCTGAAATGGCACAGACGACAATGCATCTGCGCGCAGATTGACTGCGCGATACAGCATGGGCACTAATCGATACGCATCTGCTGGGGAATACAGCTTTCCGCTTCGATTCATGGCCTCTAGCCATCCATTCGGATATTGAATAGGCATCAGGCAAAACTCCATTCTATCTTTGGTGTGCTGAGCATACCGACTGCACCAGAAACTGCGTCCACATAGTCATCATGTGGCGCATGAGGAAACGCCACAGTCTCGTCGAGGAAATCTCGTGTCCATGCGCCAGCAACGATGCGCACTGCACCAGCTTCCGCTCTTCCTGCCCATGGCATAGCACGCTGAATTTTATCGCCTCGCACATCGATTCCTCGAAATGGCACAGAAGCTAATTCTGGCAGTCGTCGCAATTCCTGCACAGCAGCGAGACCATTCATGGCTTTCTCAATGCCATGTGTGGTGTCTGTCTCACTGCGCATGATCGACACCATGACGCGTCGCACATCTGGCCATTCTGCGCGCATGTGGATTCCATCAGCGATATACAAAACACCTTCATGCAGACAGCATCGCACAGATGCAGTGTAGTCTGCTGACTGTCGTGTTGATGTGGCTAAATCCCAATATCGAAACCATTTGGCGCCATGTGGTCGCACATCAGTGAGTCGAAGCCATTCTCTGCGAAACAGTGTGCCAATGGGATCAGTGAATTCGCCATCTACTTCCTGTCGATACATCTCAGATGTCATGGACTGGCGCAGTGTGGCAACGAATGTGTCGTCCAGAAAGAAATTGTCTGTCGTCTTGCTTCTCACTGTGGAATAGTCTGTGTGATCGCCAGAGAACAATTCGTAAACCCAATCTTTTCCTCTTGGAGTCGTCGTCATCCATGCGCGACCGGGATTTTCGCGCAATGTCGCAATGGACAATGGCCAAATCTCTGCGTCCATCATGGCCACCTCGTCAAGCCAAAGCCATCCTGCATTGGCACCTCGAAGACGATCTGGATTGTCTGCACTGCGAAAGATAATGCGTCGATTCCCAATCAGACGCAATTCCATTTCGGATTTATTCCATGCAGTCACAATGCCTGCTTTCGCAGTGAGTTTCAGAATGGTTTCCATGGCACCAAGACGAAGCATGGGATAGGTAGGTGCAACGACCAGACCTGTCGTGTTCTTTGGCTGTCGCAGTGCTTCGACTGCACCAGCACGTGTCTTCCCAGATCCTCGTCCACCTACGAACAAACGGAATCGCGCATTATCAGACCAAAACGTTTTTTGTGGAGACGTCTGTGATGTGTGGCGAATCGTCGGGAGTGCTGAGATCGATGACGAAATCTGTTGGAGCATTGGTGTTAACGACATGATGATTGTCTCTGTATTTCCATGGACGCAATCCCTTCAATAAGAAAATCAGAAGCACGTCGCTGCCAGCTTTGGCCCGATCACGCGCAATTGCTTCCAATTCGTCTGCGCCATCTTCCTCAGCATCGCTCAGTGCTTGACGAAACTCGTCGTCTGCTTCGCGCAGTTTGTACACTGATCGACGCGACACGCCAGCAAGATTCAGTGCTTGCTGGACATTGCCTGTCTTGGCATATGCGCGCAGGAATGGCACTGCCCACAATGGACGATCTGGCAAATTATATTCTGCTTCTCTGCGTTTGGCGATTGTCAACGTATCGACTCCGAAGATACAAAACGCAGAATCACATTGACGATTGCCAATGCATATGCGATTTGTGGCGCAATTTCCTGCACCTCAGGCCATGCTGCAATCGTTGCCAAAATCATGGCAATCAGAGTGAGCAGATTAATCCAAACCGTCTTACTGCGAAACCATCGTTTCATTAGGATCCTCCCATGCGAAACCATGCAAGAAAAAGCATCCATGCGCCAGTACCTGCAATCATGACCAGATAGACCTGTTGTTCGAGACGCGCAATGCGTTTCTCAAATTCCTTGAAATTGGCATCGCCAGATTCCAAACGTCGCAAGATCATGTCTTGCTTTTCCTCTATGCGCGCAAGTTTTGTCTCCACAGTCTCAGTCATCATATTTCCCTTGATATGCTCGAAACTCTGTACGAATCATTTCCATATTGATTGCTGATCCCGGACACGTCTTGCGTGCAGCTTGGTATTCTCGATGGCCTTTGAGCGTGTCAGATGAGACAGTGATTTCACTCCATGCCATCAGTGCGAGAGTCGTCGCACGCACCATGGTATGCAAATCGTCTGGCCATGGACGCACATCGTAATCGCCAACGACCTCAATGCCCCACATGGACGCATTCCCTTTGAAATCACTGCAGTGAATGCCAGCAACATTCAATGGGCACATCTGCCAGATGCCATCATTCTCTACTTTTGGAGATCCGACAGCAATGAAAAGATGTGGCCCGCCTCGCCATCCCATGGCTTCATATCGTGCGCTCATGGCATCCATAGTGCGTTTGCCATTCCATTGGCTTGGTGTCGGTCTCCATGTGTGATGAAGCACGACACCTCGCGCCCATGGCGCCACATCAGGATTATGCCTGTCGAGATGCATGCGGAATTCTGCGACAGTCTTCCAGTGCATTAGTGCATACGCATATGCCATCAGCGAACACCTTGCCATCGCTGAATCTTATTCATGAAGGATGTGCCATTAGCACGATTGACAATGAAGAAAAGCTCATTGCCAATCACTGTGATGTTGCCATGTGCATCCTCGACAAACTGAATCAATTCCCATGATGCAGTGATGGATTTGCGATACCACAGATGAATGGCGAATTTCTTGCTTGGTATGAGATGTGATCCCATGGACGTCGCAAACCATTGACCAGCTTTGTCTACCTGCACAAAAGTTTGCGTCGCAGTGTATGTTCCTCCCGGAATGCCAAGCTCAGTTGCCAATGGGATTGGTATTGGTACGTTTGTCATGGTGTTCCTTCGCAGATGCATTGGCTTCTGCTTTCATTATCGCATCACTGTCAAGAATTCATTGCTGCATCCTTGGCAGTGTGACACCAGATTGGTCTTGGTATTTTCCTCGCTTGTCAGAGTATGTCACTCTTGGTCGATCTCCGCGAAAGAACACGACCTGCGCAATTCCTTCATTGGCGTAAATCTTCACAGGATTCAGCGACGCATTGTGTATCTCAATGGTCAATTCGCCTCGCCATCCCGGCTCCATTGGTGTGCAGTTGATGATGAGACCACATCTGGCATACGTCGATTTGCCAACAACGATGCCAATGACATCCTCAGGCATGACGAATTTCTCTACACTGCGACACAGCACAAACTCGCCTGCGCCAATCACATAATCTGATTGCTTGTATGTGCGCACTGCCATGGCATCGAATGCGTCGCGATTCTTCGGATCTACTGTGTCGTTTGCGTATTCCATCCATTCATCTGCCACACGCATGTCATAGCCAAACGATGTCAGGCCATAGGAAATCACATCTGGACGACTCTCGCATGGTGCGAAATTCTCAATCATGCCTGCGTGTGCCAGTCTCTCTATCTCGACGTCATGCAAAATCATTCGAAGGCCTTCCATGCTTGACCATAGTGATGGTCACAGATTGTGTTGACTGCATCTGCGTAGAATCGGATGTGGCTTTGCGCAGTGCTGTGTGTGCGTAGACTGACAAAATGCTTCAGTGCTTGCTGCGATGCAGTCCAGTAGAAACGTGTATAGACTGCCAATGGCAATGCCATGCGTGCTTCCTCGCGAGACATGCCATGCGCAATCAGATAGTGATAGTGGAGCAGTGATGTCTCGATGGATTCGCGCAATTGCTTTGCATGCAATTCGTCCATGGCTTCTGCCGATCCCTGCTTGCTCACTGAGCTTTGAAAATGGACGACGTCTGGATAGTATGCATGCAACACCTCGCTGTATCTCTGCGAAACCTCATTCCATCCAGTATCGACGAATGCATACGAAGATCCGACCACATGCTTGTACCATTGGCGTGCGACAAACTCTGGACACGACACCATCAGTGTGATTGGCGAATGACGGAATGGAGACCAATGCCCATCCTTGGCCAGACGCGCAATCAGACGCGCATCCTTCTCAGGATCATGCGCACCATCTTTGTCGTAGCTTACTCTCGCAGCATCAGTGATTTTCTCTGATGGATTGACATGCATCCAATCTACCAATTCCACAAAGCCATGCTGATTATCAACGTTGATTTTCATGCGCGTTTCTCTGCTTCCTCTTTGTATACCTGCTTCTGCAATTGCTCAATCCTCACAGTGATTTGGCTGCGCCAGATAAGCAAATCTTCTCTCTCAGGATGCTTTGCAATCTCTGCGTCGATCTCCATGCGTTTCCATCGCCAGAATTCCAAGACCTGCATTGTGCTACTCATTGCCACACTGCCCTTCCTTCGTCATCAATCGCCATCCATTGTGACCAGCATGCTTGCGAAGATTTCCAATGCTTCCATCCATGACCATCATTCCACAATCTGCGAAATGCTTTGTACTGGTTTTCGTATGAATCCCTTTGCGCATGATCGGTGCCCATTAGCCAAAGATATGTTTTGTCGTTGAATTGAAACAGTCCACCATCACTGGTTTCCGATCTGGACTGCGTCGTATATGTGCCATAGGTGTGTCCATCGCCAGACTCGCATGAGATGATGGCCAGTGCTTCGCGAGACACAGCGAATGGTACGACTCGACAATCACTGCCAGCACACAACAGGTAATAAAAGAGAATTATGGTTTCCATCGTCGTTGCTCCAATGCCATACCGACGACAATCGCAACAGTCGCAGTCACAAAACCAACAAAACATCCTGCGATAAACTCAATCACTCTGCACCTCTTCTGCCAATGCCTGCAATTCCTCGACGATGTCTTCTAAGATCAGTGCCAGTGTGGCATCAATCCTGCTTCCTCGTGTCACTACTTCGTCTTCCTCGTCGTCTGCTTTCTCTCTGACCATCATCCACCTTCCGCTTGGCCCGACGTCGATGTGGTACCAATATCTGCCAATCAATTTCCGATAAATCGTACGCATTGCGCAGTATCTCCATCATGTCCATGGCCTCGTCTACTGTGCGTATGACGACTGCTGGGTATTCAGACCATTGCGCAAAGAATTCTCTCTGCTTCAGACTGAGTGATCCCTTTGGAGATTTTACTTCCACACAGAAGAGTGTGCCACGATAGCCACAGAGTAAATCAGGTACGCCACCACCAGCATTGCTCAGGTCTGCGACCAGTGCGCCAGAGTATGTCAATGCTGCCACAATGGCTTTGTGATTGTCGTCGAGTTTCTGGCGAAACCTTGGCACATATCCCTTGCTCATTTCTGCACACCTTCGCCAGTGAATGCCAGCATGATCTGAATCAAATCGCGATCACTACTGCGTGTCTTCCATTGTCTCCATTTGGATGCCAGCATGGCGAATTCGCCACCTTGCAGAATGCTGGCGTCGAGTCGCACATTGAAGCGGTCAATGGCCTCTTTGCGCTTCATTGCTGTACCTGGCCCATACGCAGATGATGCGCTTTCCATCATGGACACAAATCGCTGTTGTGTGTCGATCTGCGATGCGCGCAGTGCTGTGCGCCATGTGGTTTCTAATTCGTCTACCTCATGCGCCACAATGGTCAACGCTCCATGCGCATCCTTCCTGCACAGTGTGCAAAGCTGGGGATATGGTGTCGCAGTATCCATTGCGCGCATGCAACACAGACACAGTGATGGCACACTCTTTTTTATACTTGGACTGGTATCGGTTTTTGTATCCATGAACAGATCGCCTTTCTCTCGTTTGGCCATTTTCATCTTCCTTCACTGCATTAAGACATTAAGTAGGTATGTTTTTTGTAAAGTATGTACATGAAGAGAATATAGTAGAAACTCTCGGAAAACATAGTGTACTTAATGTCTTAATGCACATGATTACGCTTCGCCTCGACGCAATTGACTGCGCGAAGGCCTTGCTTCGTCTGGCGTAGTGCGAAACTCATCAAGCATCCCAATGCCAAATACCGATGTTCGATTGTGCGAGACTGCACCGATCTCTGCGTATCGTGTGAGCAATTGCTGCACAAGCCATCGTTGCGATTTGAATGCTGCACCTCTCTCGCCTTCGTCTTCTGCCCATTCTTTCCATGCATCGTAGAGTGTGTGTTTACTGACGACAGCAGTGAGATTCATGACGCATCGTTGTTGAATGAATCTAGCCACAATGTCTTCTTCGCCTCGGTATTCCGTCGTTGCTTTCTCGACGGCTTCGCAGGATTGGAGGCCATTCTGATACCAGAGATGTGCGCCAAAGATCGTCCATTGCAGAATGGCCTCTGCTTCCTCATGGAACATGGCTTCCAATTCTCTCGGATCTTTTCGCTGTGCTTCTGGGATTGTTGCAGTGAATGGCAGGATGCGCAGTCTGCGCCAGATGCCCACATCGAGACCTGTGATTCTCGGTTTGTGATTGCCAGTAATCCAAAGCGTATGCGACGGAGTGAAGACGAATGGTTTTCCGTAGAGCGTACGCGCAGTGATCGCATCGCCTCCAGTGATGTCTTTGACACGAGACTCATTGAGTTTCCTGCCTTCTGGCATCTCTGAGGCCATGGCGAATCGTTTGCCTACCAATGCAGCAATCATAGGTGTCGCACCTTCGCCATCTTGCCTGTGGTCGAGCAGTGCTTCGATAGATGATGTGGTGCCATAGTCGCCAGCAATGATGCTCAATGCTTTCATGAAAGACGATTTGCCATTTGCTCCATTGCCATAACAGAAGAACAGGCAGTGTTCGTCTGTGCTGCCAGTCATAGTGTATCCGACAGCTTTCTGGACGTAGTCTATGAGATCGGTATCATCTTGGAAGACTGTGCGCAGGAATGTCTGCCATTTCTGCGACATGGGAATTTCCTTGTAGTCCACATTGACGATTTTCGTCAGCATCAGTGCAGGATCATGCTTGATGACAGACATGGTACGCAAATCGACGACGCAATTGGCGCAGTTGAATAGCCATGGAGAGGAATCGAATTCTGCTGGCCTTGCGACCAGATATGGTTGAGCTTCTGCAATCATGCCATCGATGCGCGATGTGGATTCACTCTTCAGTGCCCATTTCGCCAGATCGGCATTGATTGCGAGATTGCCACCAGCTTCCTTGTACATGTCTAGCACGACTGCGTGTGCGAGTCTCTTGACTGCATGGACGTCTGTGTGTTCCCATCGTTGACCATTCCACACTAGCCAAGTTTTCCATTCTGGTACGTATCGCAGTTTGTCTCGTGTTGCGTCTACCAATCGTTTGCCATTGCCCACATCCGTGTGATGGTATGGAGCATCGATTATCGCGACATCGTCTGTCTGAGAGTCTACCAGTGCATCCTGTGACGATGTTTTGATGGGCACTGCTTTCGCTGTTGGTCGAGGAATAGGCAATGGAGCTTGTCGTCCATAGCCAATGCCATCAACGATTGCTTTTCTCTCTTGTCGCTGTGCGCCAGTGCGAGGAATCTGTGCGCCATAGAGGATGTCAGCAATCTGATCGTCAGAGTAGTGCGCAAAGCCGATGGATTCTGCGCCAGCAAGATATCCTCCAATGAGTCTGCCTGCGCGAATGCGTGTCTCGTGTCTATCGCCTTCGATTGCATTTGCGACCATGCGAATGCCTGCATTGATGCGTCGCTGCATTACTTCCTTGACCCATGCGTCTGGATAGTCAGCATTGCTTGGTGCGACATTTGGCAAAGGTTTTTCTGCCTGATGTGCGTCGGTCAATTCCTCGATAAGCCAATCGACCGCATCTTGGATGTCGGTCAATTCCTCAGATGATCCTTCAGTGAGATTCTCAGTGAATGTGAAATATCTGGCAGTCTCGTATATCTCTACTTTATCGCCACCAGATGTTCGGCCTTTGAGTCTTGATCCTTCAGGAATCTTGGCAGTGCCAATGATGTGCAGACCTGCTCCACTAGGCGAAATCTCGCTGTAGGATTTGGCGTAATACAATGCCTGCTTCGCAACAGATGATGGCTTCACTGATCCGTCAGGCATCGATGTGAGACATGCGTCTAGGTCGATGCCAACAATTCCGTCGCCAGTCAGCACAAAGCCAACACCAACAGTGTTGTATTTCCCTACGGCTTTCTCTGCTTCGTCATGTGTCGTCCATGTGGACGAGTCTGTGGACGATGCATTGCGTCCAGATTTGGCATCCACAGGAATTTTCTTCGCTGTGTAGCATACCCATCTTGGTTGCGATTTCAGGTCGTCGATGTTCATACGAGATCCATCTTTGGCTGTATGGCTGACAATCGTTTGTTGGCCAATGCGACATACTCGGGATTCAATTCCGTACCAATATACGACCTGCCATTGGTCAATGCAACAAGCGCAGTCGTACCAGATCCAGTGAATGGATCAAAGACTGTGCCATCTACTGGGCATCCTGCCAAGATACATGGCTCAATAAGTTTAGGCGGATACACTGCGATATGGGCTTCGGCATAAGCCATTGGTGCGACTGTCCACACACTGCGACGGTTTCGCATGCCATTTTCTGCACCCAATCCTTCATCTTTACGATTCTCATCTGCTTTTTCCTTCACTGCTTCATTGTCGTAGTAATACCGTTCACTCTTACTGAGCAGAAAGATGTATTCATGCGATTTTGTGCATCGATCGGTCACAGACTCTGGCATTACTTTTGGCTTGTGCCATATGATGTCTTGGCGCAAATACCATCCATCAGAATGCAGTGCAAATGCGACACGCCAAGGGATGCCGATGAGGTCTTTAGGTTTGAAAATAGAAACACCACCAACAGATTTATCTGTTCGATTTGGTGCTGCACCATAATAACTATCTCCAAGATTTAGCCACACTGTGCCATCATTGCGCAGGATGCGTCGCACATCGCGAAAGACGTCGACCATCTTCGCCACATATGCATCTGGCGATTCTTCAAGACCGATCTGTTGGTCAATGCGACGTGCGCCACATTTTCTACAAATGTCATAGAATGGCTCGAAATACAATGCGGTTTTTCCGTCTTTTGATCCTGCGTTTTTTCGTGTGCCCATTGGATTTCCTTTGTGGTCACACGCAGGATCGCCACCTTCCCATGATGCAGTGCCATAGTCTCGAAGACCATAGTAGGGAGGCGATGTGACGACGCAATGCACAGACTCATCTGGCAGTGTGCGCATCCCTTCGATGCAATCGCCTTGTATGATGCGATACGTCATGCGTTTTTCTCGTCTGGATGGTTATAGGTATTGACCATGTGCTGTAGCACGCTCAGAGACTCTCGCACAATGCCGATGGCCTGATCTGCTTGCCATTGCAAGAGAGGGTCTGGATTTTTCTGCAGAAGCTGGATTGCTCCAAGCAAATTGGCAATGCATCCATCGAGATGCACTGACTGCTTCCTAATTGCAATGCGTCGTATGCGTAGTTTTTCTGCGTGTTCGTTGATATCGTACATCATTTTCCCCATTTCCCTTGTCGCAGTATCAGTGCATTGATGGCGTATCCTGCCAGATCGCGCAGTGTGTCGTCAATGGATTCATCATCAGTCGTCGTGTGTGGATTGGTAGACAGTGTGATGAGTCTCTCAATCTTGTCACTCATACGCACGACGATGCCATGGAGCCCAAACCTGCCAATCGCATTGGCGCCATACGCTTGTGATTTGATGACATGCTGTGTGGCTAATTGGTCGCAGTTAACCATGAATGCTTCGTATTGCTTTGGATAGGTTTTCAGCATTTCTTCTAAATTGTCCAATGGTTTCATTCCTGCACCTCAGATGCGACTGCGTTTCGCAACACATCGCCAATCAGTTTGTTCCTCGACGTCTTCTTGGATGCTGCCAGCACATGCAGTGCTTGTGCGATGCTCAATGGCAGTCGCACACTGATGTATACCGATGTGATGCCTGATGGTTTCCGGCCGGGTTTGGTCGTCATTTGAGAATCTCCATTATACGTTTGCCAATCCATTGCACCACAGGTACAGGCCATGAGTTTCCCAATGCTTTGTATCTTGGCGCATCAGATGCCATTTTCCCTTTGAAAGGGATCAGTGTGTAGTCGTCTGGAAATCCTTGCAGTCTCTCACACTCTCTTGGTGTCAGTCGTCTGATATCGACCATGGGAACATTTCCTCCACCAGTGCCCATGTGCGACGTCAGTGCTGGAGCGATGTCGTCAGTCTGGACACGCATGGGATCAAAGCCAATCTTCTGCCAGATCGTGTGGTCGTGTGCAATGTACTGATCCTGTGTCGATGCAATGGTAAACGTCTTTTCCTCTGAGACGATCATGCCATGTCCACCAAAGATGTTTGTATTGACGATGCGTCCACCATTCTCGCCAGTGTAGGTGCCTTTTCCTCGCACCTTGAATGCTACACTCGGATGATGTTTCAGTGTGACTGCTGGCGAAATCTCTTCATAGAAACCCGGTGCATTTCCAATCATTCCAGTGTGGACACCATTGCCAGATATGCTGTACGTCATTCCTGCTGAGCTTTGGCCATCAATGCTTCTCTCAGAGGATTCGGTATCTGCTTTCCGTATCTCTCTGATCGGTCGAGTATGCTTCTGCACTGTGTCGAATTCAAATAGTATCGCTCCGATATCAATGTCGTCTCTAGCACTGCTGACAAGAAACACACGCTTGCGTCGTTGTGCCAATCCGAAGTATTGAGCGTCGAGAATTCGCCATGCAATGCTTCTGACTGTGCCAACGACAATACCAGCGTTTGGCCATTTGTTCCTTGGTGTGATAAGAGGTTTTGATTCGCCAGCAAGGCCTGCGAGAAAACTACCGAAGGCATTGTCATGCGTGCTGAGGACTCCCGGTACATTTTCCCAGAGGATGATTGCTGGCTTTTCGCCTCTTCCTCTTCGAACATCGTCAATTGCATTTGCTACCTCACAGAAGATTAAACTGAGATTTCCGCGATCGTCGTCGAGACTCTGGCGATTGCCTGCCATGCTGAATGCTTGGCATGGTGTTCCTCCACACAGCATCTCTGGTGCAGTCACACTGCCTGAGCGAATCATCTCAGGAAGCAGTGCCATATCGCCAATGTTTGACGTGTCTGGATAGTGATGCGCCAGCACTGCTGATGGAAATGCGTCAATCTCAGCCAACCAAGCAGCATGCATGCCAACAGGATTGAGCGCCACAGACGCAGCTTCGATACCACTACAGACAGATCCGAATTGCATGGAAACCTCCAATGAGATGCGCAGTGCATACACACTGCGCATCTCAATACGACCTAGAATGGTCGAGAATCCTCATCATACTCAGTCGGCGTGTTGCGTGTCTCTTGCACTGCCTGCTCAGCAGGCATCTCGTCATTGCTTCGCATTTCCTTTGACCAGTCGCGATATTCCTCGAAAGCAGTCTGAGCTTTCTCCATCATGGTCTTTCCGACATAGAGTGATGCGCACAGATCGCGTTCAATCTTGGCAATGT